AATAATCTTGATGGTGTAAACCATGAGGAATATATCTAAATACCCTATTTTCATTATTACAATCCTCTAAAACTAATTTATTAATATTAACAGTTTGTTTAGAAATACCCATTAATAAATCACATGATTCGTAAAATGCTTGATTATAACGTGGAGCAGGATAATCATCCCATATGTTTAAATAGGCAATAGGACATTGTTTTCTTATCTGATCTTCCATGTTAAACACGTGAACAAAATATCTAGGATCAGTAAATAACATTACTGCATCAGGGCGTTCTATACTAATAATATTATGTATTTCTTGTGTATTACCATACCCATTTACACAATATAAAAATACTTGGGCATCATCTACTCCTGAAAATTTAGCTGTGTCTTTGCTAATATCTAATCTTTTTCCTACTTCTGGATGTTTAATAGCTCCTGCAATATTAACCCAATTAAAATGTTGACATGTATGCATTACTATCTCTTTAGCTACAGTAGCAACACCAGAGTGTACTCTAATATCATCACATATTAATAGGATTTTTTTCCTTTTATCAGGAGGTAAATACTTAAAACTTTTATTCATTAATTTTTTATTTATAGTTCAATGTTAGTTTGGTTTGTTATTTGTTTTCTAAAATCTTCGTCTGTAAGATACAAATAAATAGCTCGATCAGCAAGTTTCTGAAATGAGAATTTTCTTCTTACACATTCAATTTTAAAATTTTCAAATAATCCACTTTGAACTTTGACACTCGTTAATGTCATTTTTTTCGGATTTGCCATAATTTTAATTTTTAATAACGTTTAATTATACATATATAAGTATTTCTAAAGGTAAACACTTATTCACAATACCCACATGTACATGGATAATTTTGTTCCTTAATTTTTCCATGGGAATTAAATACATGAGACATAAATTCATCTACATATTTAGTTGCCCTTCCTAATTTAATTTTACCACTTGGGGGTGAAAATTCTTGTATTCTTGTTTGTGCCCAGTCACAATTTTCATATAATTTTCTTTTAACTATAAAGAATTTTATATCAATTTTATCTAAAGGAATATTATATAACTCAGAAAAATATTTCTTATATAATATAAGTTGGAATTGTTTGTCCTCATTTTTCTTCATTTTATCATGCCATCCTCTAGTACTTGTTTTTATATCAATAATAGTAAAAGTATCACTACGTTCATGATATAAAACAACATCCAACATTCCTTTAAACAATAAATTATTTAACATTTTATTAGGTGTATTAATTATAGGTAATTCAATACCTACTAAATAAGTACCTCTTTTAGAAAAATAACCGCCTACTTTTTTCTTGAAAAACTTTAATATTTCGGCTCCATCTTCATAAAATTCCCTCATTTCAACTGCATCTGAAAAGTGAGAATTTTTATTTTGCTTATATTGTTTTTGATAAGCATTAATGAACTTTTGTTTAAATTCAGCTTCTAAATCTAATCTATTAGCCGCTGCTTTAGATTGTTCATAAAACACAGTTAAATAATCTTGTATTACCTCGTGAATAGCTATACCAAAAACAAGATATATAGAAGCATCCCTCTGATTAATCTTATCTTTATATTGTAATTTCCATTTTCTTTGACATTGTTTGAACATGGAAATTTGAGAATAGGAAATATTCTTTTGATAAGAATAATCTATCTCATGCGGAGGATTCTTTTGAATCTCCCTAACTATTTTAGGTATTTTTTTAGCCAAAACTTATTTTTTCCACTTATCACGACCTACTAATAAACCAATTATACCATAATTAGCTATATCAATAAACGTGTCTTCCATACCTTCTCCTTTGACATAATTTTTACCATTAGCAAGAAGGTTTTTTAATCTAGATATTTTATCAGTTAAACGGATACATAGGCCAGTCAGTGAGAATTTCTTATCTGATTCATTAGTAAGATCACCTCCTAAAGCAATATTATTTAAACCATAATCCATATGTTTAGCAGCAAACATCTCATACATTTCATTACCTATCCTTTTATATTCCTCAGATAATTCTGGATATTCTGTTTCAAATACTTCTACAACAGATAATCCATCTATTGTTTTTTTCTTTTTAGGAAGAGTATCACCCCATTGTAATTCCTCTTTTCTCATTTCATATGCTTTTTTACTATCCATTAACTTGTCCTTTAGGTTTAAAGTATTTTTCTAATATTTCTAATCTTTCCTCTGCGGATGCTAATAACTTAAGGGATTCATTACAGTTATCCCAATAGTCTTTAGTTGAATGGTCTCCAATTCCAGCAGGATGATTAGTTAATAATTCTATACTTGCTAAAGCTTTATTTTTATCCGCTTCAGCTTCGGATTTTAAAAAATTGTATACTTCTAGTTTCATAATAATTTATTTTGTTCTTTTTGTGGAACTCCCATTTGATTCAATATACTAAAAATAATATCATCCTCCAAGAAATTTAAGTATTCTTTTACCTCATTTTGAGAACATTCCCAATATTGAGATAAATACTTTAATAATTCCGTATTATGTTGTTTGATATTAGATTTTATATATTTGTTCCATTTATTATTTTTTGGAATATATTCTCGGTAAATATTATAAATTAATATTTTTTCTTGTGGTGGCATTTCTTGTACATAATTTACCACATCAATAAAATCTTTATTCATAGACATAAATCTATGAATCATATAGCTATTAAACAACTCCCAGTCCTTTTCTGAAAATGAACTGGCAGGTTGTTTATGATAATTTATTTGTTTTAACCAATCAAATATATTCTTCATTTAGCAGAGCTCGTCCTTTAATTCGTCTCTTAGCTCCACTGGAATACCATCACCTAAAATTTTACCATTTGTAGGATCATAAAATACTGGAATTGGCATAATAGCATCATTATCCGTACCAGCTACAAACTTAGATATTCTTCTAAGGATAACTCCTGATTGAAAAATACTTTTACCATCTGCATTTTTAATTGCTTCGGTACTTTTTAAATCAACATTAAGTTGAGGTTGTTGAGGTTGCTTATTCATATTACTTATTATTTATTATATTATTAATTAAACTCATTGCATTAATTTCTTTATCTATTCTAAAATTAGCTTTATATTGATGATCATTAATTAAAATAGCCAATGTACCTTCTTTACCTGGCATTATTTCAGAAGCATTATCATATAAAAATCTAAATAATTCTTCAAAATCATCAATATTAGAATCAGCTATAATTTGACGAATATTAACAAAACTTTTATTATTTGTATGTTTTAATTCCCCGAGGATAGTAGCTAAATAGCTAGATGAAACTAGTAAAGAGTCATCTAGTTCTAATTTGCCCTTAGTACTACTAGTTTGGATCGTATTGAGCATTTTCCTTAGATCAGGATAGTATTGATTTACTATTTTACCAATGGCAGTCGGTTTATATTTAATGCCCTCCTTATCACATATCTTAGCTAAATGTACAGCTACTTCCTTCTTAGTTGGGGGAACTATTTTTAATACTTGACATCTTGATTGTAATGGGTCTATAATTCTTTCTACATAATTACAAGTCATTATAAAACGAGTAGTTCTAGAAAACGACTCAATAATATTTCTTAATGATGCTTGAGCTTGTATAGTAAGAAAATCTGCTTCATCTAAAATAACAACTTTAATAGATTTAAAAGACATTACTGAAGCAAACCCAGATACTTTATCTCTAATAGTTTCAATACCTCTTTCATCAGAAGCATTAATATAAAGATAATCACAATCTAAGTTTTTAACGATTAGTTTAGCCAGTGTAGTTTTACCTGTACCAGCAGGACCATAGAGCAGATAATTTTGAATATCATTCTGCTCTAATTGTTTTGCTATTGATGATTTTAATTTATCGTTTCCAACATAATCATCTAATACAATAGGTCTGTACTTCTCGTTTAATAAACTATTGTCCGTATTCACCATAAATTGAATATATTTTTTCTTTTGGTTTTTCTACTTCAATTTCTTCTGCATCAATTGCAAACAGACTACTATTTAAAGGTTCTAATCTATAATTACCTCTAAATCCTGTTTTTCTCATATATGCCTCTAAAGTATCAGTTAAGCTAGGATGAACTTCTTTTTCACCAATTAAACTCCACTTGTCACCAGGTGGTACTCTTTCTGCAATTAATACATTTTGTTCTACAATTTTAGTTTTTTGTGTCATAATTTAATTTTTAACTTTGTGCTAATCCAGCTGCGTTTGTAGCTGAATCTTGTAACACTCTTAGTTTTTCTTCAATTGACTGTTTATCTTGAGTCAATGTACATTCAGTTAATAAAACAGTACCAGCAATTGATGCTGCATTTTCTAACGCCAATCTAGTAACTTTAGTTGGGTCAATCACGCCTCTTTTCTTAAAATCAACTACTTCTCCTGATTCTACATCAATACCAGCCCAATGATCATCTCCAGAATTAACTAACTTATCAGCTAATATAATTGCTTGAACTTTATCATATCCTGCATTAACTAAAATTTGTACAAATGGCATATTACAAGCATTTTTTACAATATTAGCTCCAATAGAATCCGCCTTAATACCACTAGAAGCATATAATAAAGCAGCTCCACCTCCTGGTACAACACCTTGATCTAGAGCAGCTTTGGTAGCATGTAAT